CAAAAAGCTCATCTTCAGGCTCAGCTTCTTTGATTAAAATAACTCTTTGGCTATAAATCATAGAATCACCTCCTAAATAAAACGTGCGATTCCTCGAGCTCGCTTTTTGGTAGCAAGAGACATAAGGACTTGCTTATCATCTTCGGATAGATAATTGTCTTCCCAAGTAAAAGCCCGTCCTTCCTCGCTATCAGCTTTAGTCCCTTCAGAGTTCAGTTTATTAAATCGTTTCACTGCCACATCGCGGACGATGTAGGCTGCGTTGTTTGGAATTTCCGTAATTGATGTTTCGGAGTAGCGATTGACGAAGGCAAGGATGCGCTCTGTGCTCTCTTTGATGGTCAAATTTAGCAAGTCATCCTGCGCATTATCGCTTACCCCTTTTAATAATTTGATTTCTTTCAAAATCTCACTTTTATCAATCGCTGTCATTGATTACCCTCCAGGTACTGCTGTAGGGGCTACTTTTTCGATAGTAGTTTCTACGACTCCTTGAGGGATTTCCGCAAAGAGTACATTAGCACCGAAAAATACAGATTCGTAAGTGAGGTTTTTCAAAGCACGATCGCGAGCGACTGCAATTAAACCAGTTTCATCTGTGAAGTCAGCAAACAATCCACCAAGATCACCGTTTGCAACGTTCAAGTTAGCAAATACAAGGTTTTCAATTGCCGTTGTATAAACTTTACCTTCTGGCACACCGTTCATTACGATCACGTTTTGCATACCAAGGAAGTTTTTGAGCAATGTCAAACCAAATACATTAGATGCATTCGCACCAACACCTGCATCACCAAGATATTCAGCTGCATCAAGCGGATTGATAAATGAAACGATAGGTGAACCTTCGAACTCGTTAAATGTTGCAATTTTAGCCCAAGCTTGAGCAAGTGCACCTTGCAAGCCTTTGCCCTTATTTTTGGTTGGATTTGCTTTCAAGAATGTAAAGAATTGGTTCTTGATTCCGTTTTGAATTTCACGCATCAAACGTGTATCAGCTTCTGTAATTGCAACAGATGCACCGTGACGTGCAATTGTTTCAGCAGATACTGAACGACGTTTTTTGAACCATGCCACTTCATAGGCATCACCTTTCGTACGAACCACTTTTGACAAAGGAATATCTTCACCTTCACCTGGATTCGTTGCATCCACATCAGTAGTCCATTTGTAAGTTTGGATTTTGAGATCGTTTGTGAGTTCTTGACGACGTGTGACGCCCAAAAGTGTCAGTAAGTCATTGATATTTTTTGAAAACTTGTTAACAAAATCAATAGACTTGATTTCGCCCAAGTCAGCCATAGTAGTTAATTTTTGTTCAGTCATGTTCTAGCCCTTTCTAAAAAGATTGATATTTTCAGCAATCGCGGCCTGACGTTTGTCAGTGTCTTCAATTGCCATAATTTGTTCTTTCGTGATTCCTGTTGTAGTACCACGACGAGGCGCGCTCTGAACCAGTCGTTCGTTCACACGCTTTTCAACTTCGCTATCAAATACAGTTCGCAAAGCTGTGATTTTAGCTTTCACTTCTTCAGCAGTCGGAGCTAGCACATGATCTAAAAATTCTTGTGGCAACCCTTCATCTGCCAGAAGCGATTGAGTGGCCAACTTCATTTCGCGTTCAGCTATATCCTGCTCGCGCTTTTCCAATTCAGCGATTCGTTTCGCTTCTTCCTCTCTAGCGCGTTCGTCCTCAGTCAGCTTAGCTAGTCGTTCGCCTTCGCTTTTAGCCTGTTCAAGTGCTGTAGCTTGCTCAGCTTCCCACTTGGCGCGTTCGGCAGCTAACATCTTGCCAATTTCAGCGCGGGTAAAAGTGCGTTCGTGCTTCTCGCTATCTGCATTTGACTCTGTTTTTACTTTCTCGCTCTGAGTGTCGACAGTCTCAGTTGATTCAGTAGATACAGTTCCGGTGATTTCTTCTGACATAATTGTCCTCCAGCGATTACGTCGCCACTCGATAGTCTCGTTTTACGTCCGGCGACGAAACAGTACAGCTTTTATTGTCATCGGCACAGTTTGGACAAAAAGAAAACCGCGTCGAATTCGAGGCGGTTTATAGCAATTTATAGTGATTTATAGCAGTCTATTCCTGCCAGTCAAGATGTGGGATCACCTCCTAATCTTTAATGGCACGATTTGAAACCTTGGCGTAAACATCCACATAAGTCTCTTTCTTGTCTCCGTTATGCGTGATTTCTGCATAATCTCCACAAGGTTCGCTTGATGTAATTGCGTTCGTACTAACAAGAGCTTTCCAGTTTTGCAGGGTCTTACTAAACCAAACTACAAAGCAATCTTCTGCTTTGATTTCACGACCTGATAAGCGCGAAAATTCTTGTGATGCCAATCGTTTTGCTTTTTCTAACATTTTTATTCCTCCATTTTTTCGTATGTTTCTGCAAAAATATCCGGCTTGCATGGATAAAATTCTCCTTGTACACCTTTGATAATGTAGTCACCTTCTGTTGCAATCATCAATCCTTCAAGTGTTTCTATCTTTAAAACTGGATTATCCAAATCAGCATAATCTACACGAACTGGATCTAATCCTAATTTTGATAACTCCAAAATTGATTCTTCTGTATCTACGAACTGAACCGCCTCAATTACAACTGGTTTCTTTCTGTATTTCATTTTTTTAATCCTTTCTTTACACCTTCAACTATTCCGCTGATCACGGCCAGAATAATAAAGATTAACAACAAAAATACCAACCACCCGAAAGCGATTGATACCAAATTCCAAATAAACATTTTATCTCCTTTCTGACAACAAAAAAGCGCCTAGATTACTATCTAAGCGCAAGATAGGCGGGACCGCCGAATGTCGCCCGCATTTCTCGACCCACTAGCTAAGTGGCGCGTTGGAGGCGGATACTTTTCAACCTCTATCTCTACTCTAAGTATATCACATATCATATTTAGAGTAAAGTATCTTTTGCTCACGTTTCAATTTATTTAATTTTTGTTTTTTAATTTTGTGATAGTGAATGATGTAGTTACCATCATCTTTTTGTATAAGCGCCGCTTCCATTAGATATTTCAAGCGTTCAGGGACTTTTTTATAAAGCAATACTGAATTGTTATGATGACCAGAGTTATCGGCGACATAATCTGGATTAGCGACTAATTCTTGCAACAATAACATTTGCTCTAATGGGAATTCTGTGCCATGCTTTTCTAAGATTTTTGCTAGATTTTTTCCAGTAACTCGTACATTCTTCAGCAATTCCTCAGTGCCAGGAACTGTAGGCAATTGTCCAATGATATAGTTTTCTGCGAGGTTCCGTTCGATATTCTTATAACTTACGCCCCCTTTTGATATATCATCCCACAAATTGGCAATATCATCTTTTAGCTTCTCAAAATCGTTATTATGAGCCGTGATATCACCATTCAATTCCTCCTCATCTGGTATCACCCCAGACCGACAGTTGAAATGAAAAGGCGGAGCATTTACCCCTGCCTGCATTTCGTCAATCAAATATCGCTTATTTTCCGCATGAATTCTTTTACAGATTTCAGTTGTCCGATTGTCCAGATGAACCAATATTCGATAGTATTTAAGTCCCGCATCCTTGTATCGCTGGACAGCTGACCGATTGACAATCATCGTTCCGTCTGTTCGAATGAGCGTTTCGGCTCGGCTATTGGCCACTTTATATTTCTGTGCCAAATCACGCGCCATTGTTCGAGGGTGATCTCCACGGACAAAGCCAGTTTTCAGAACCTTTTTTAAATCTTTGACAAGGTTGTCTGTATTCCCCCACAATTGCTGGCTGTAGTTGTAGCCGTTAAATGGCGTTTTTACCAGCTCTTTTAGTGCTGGTTCATTTATTGCACCAGTTCGACCGCTCATGGCCTTTTTATAGCCCATGAGAGCCATTTTTTGCAAATAGCTTTCAAATTTATCAGCAATGAGCCCTCTCGCTATACCCGCACGAAAGAGCATATCCAACTGCAAAGACTCTAGCCTTGTAGCGCGTGCGGTTGTGTACTGCTCATTCAACCTTTTAAGCAATTCTGGGTCTTTCTCGGCCTGCTCACGATACTTCTTGGCATTTGCCCGATAATCTGACAGGTCGGTGCCTTTCAATCGTTGTAGTGCCTCCTGATAGCCCATTGAGCCGTTCTCAGAATACTTGCTAACAAAATCGTAAAAAGCCTTTTGCATTTCGTTTGCTTGCTCTTGATAGACTTTATTTAATTCTCCAAAAAAATCAATATCTTTCCGGTCTAGATAGCGAAAAATTTCATCTGAGCGTTCTGACCAGTAATCAAGATGGTTTAGATTCGTTTTCTTGTTCATCATCGACCACCTCATTTACTGG